ATTCAACATCAATCATTTCGTTACCAAGTCTTCTTAAAACATTATCAATTAATTTCTGACGAACTTCAATGTTATTCGTATTCATATTATCTCCTTAAATATAAAAATATTTATTTGTTATTAATCCATAATAAAAAATCATTTAATGTAAAGAATTCAAGCCAATTTAAATGATTATTTTTAGCTATTTCTCGTTTTTGAAAATCTCTTTTTGTCCAAGTTATGATTGCATTGTTATAAAATTTACTATTTTTAGATTTCCATACTTTAATTTTTTCTTGATGTAATGGATTATTTTTATTATATGGTTCTTTTCCGTGAGTAAAAAATCCTTGATATTCAATATATAAATCTTCGCTTGGAATATAAAAATCACATCTAAAAGGATATTTTTCAGATTTATATTGTCGTTTAACTTCTCCATATTTTTCACAAAGTATTTTATATATAGTATTTTCTTCTTTTGAACTACCAAATGTATTATTAATTTTCATTG